AAGATTTCAGGACCCATCTGCATGTCTGCTGGATACGGATAAGCCTGCACAGTCTCAGAGAAAATCTTAGACAGAAGCTTAAACTCAATACGCTGAGAGTAATGCAAACGCTTGTGGATGGCGGACATAACTTTAGTGCCGCGCTCCATAATAGCCATTGTAGTTCCAACAGGCGTATCTCCGCCCATCTCGCCAACCTTCATGTCAGCCATTGATGCGAACCTACGTCCAGCATCTACAAGTGTACCAAGAAGGTTATAAAGCGTCCCTGAAGGCTCCTTGAAAGGGAGGGGCATCAAAGAGCCTTGCAGGGTGCCTCCAACCACATCAATATCGCGGAACTCACCGGGCTGAAGGGGAGAATCTTCATCACGGATACGAGCGCCACGGGCTTTAAAGCCTGCTGGTAGGTTAGAGAGCGTGCCTGCATCTATAAGTTGACGCAGGATAGACGTAGAAGCTTGAGCCAATCCACCAATCATGTGCGTTAGACCTAAGCCATAAAAGCCCAAACCGGGCAAGAATTTGTAGTGTACAAAATACTGCTTTGCACGCTTCATAGGGTCCATTGGATCGTAATTCCTGCGCACAGAAAGAACGTCACCTGAGTCAGCAATCACGGTTACAATGTACGGAAGCTTTAATCCTGTAGGCTCGCCATCAGCACCCAAATCCTCAAAGCCATCAATGTCTAAGGATGTGTGAACTTCATACAATGTAAGTTCTTCGGAGGGACCAGAAGGGTGAATGCCTTGGATGTCATCTATTGACTCTTCGACCTCATCCATAGACGAATCTTCGCCTTCGCTTTGGCTAGGAAGATCAATATCACGGTAAAATCCTGCAAGTTGTAGCTTACGAATCTCGTTAGAATCCATAGACAAACGATGTGTAATGCGAGGCGAAGACGCAAAATCAGACGCGCCATAAGGCACGATGATGTCTTCAGCGTGAATAAACTTACTAACAGCGCGACCCTTTAAAGGATCGAAGTAAACTTTCTTGAATGTAGAACCAATCACAGGGAGATAGAACAACATCTGATCCATCTCAGGATCGTATTCTTCCATTTCGTAAGTGATCATATAATTCATATAATCTTTAACGCGCTCTGCCTGCTTAACAAGAATTTCGTTCTGAGCGCCAACAACCTGTGATCTGACAGGTCCGCTAGATGGTAGCATCTCACGGTAAGCTTGAGCTTGAAACTGTGTAACGCTCTCAGCAAGTAACGGGTGGATAACGCCAGAAGAACCTTCAAACGGCTCACTGCGCTCCTCAGTCTTCATGCCAAGGAACTCAAGGCCCTTCTTGTAAGTGTCTTCCCATTCGGAACGGGCAGAAAGGTCATCTTCTATAGAACCAACAAGACTAGAAGATATATCGTTTAAATCTCCTTCGTCCATAACGTCAGCCAAGTTCCCCTCGAACTCGATTTCTTCTACAGGTTCGCCTTCTTCTTCGTATTCGCCAACAATGACACTTCCATCATCAAGCTCAGTAACGCCCGGAACTTCAGGAAGAAGATCGGGGAGTTCCATCATACGGGTATTATCTTCAACCATAGGCTCGTCGGGAATTCCGCCAGCACCTAATCCTTGTTCAATCGCCATTTTAGGCTCCTGTCATAATGCTGCGGTTAGTCTTCATCAACATCTTCAGCAATTACTTGTCCACAAGTGGGGCAAGTAATAACAATTTCTTCTGAAACGTCCTCATCAACAATGTCTTCAACAATCAATACCTCATCTTCAGGCATGTCATATTCAGGCATATCATCATAAGGAAGATGAATGTCTATGGTTATTTTAGGCATCACTTCACCCCAGTAAACTTAGTGCCACTGAGTGCTGCACCGCCACCACGAGAGTGACCAGAGTTTGAAACCTGACCGCCATGTTCGTAACTTCCCATAGATGGATCGTTATCTGACATCATTGAACCGTCTGGCATCTTGTGAACATTGCCGCCATTGGCAAAATAACCCATTTTATTGCGAACGTCTTTAGGAAGTTTTTTAAGACCAACCTGACTTTTACTAGGATTTTTCATTACTTTACTCCTTTAAATTTAGTTCCACGGCCCTTCATTACAGCTTTTCCAGTACCTGATTGTGGTTCTGAATCTTTTTTAGACATAAACTGTTTAAGATAATTACCAACTTGTAAAGCATCTGGAACGTAATCAAAAAAAGTACCCTTTAAAGCACCTTCAGGTTGAGATTCCACAAAAGTTTTTTTCTTAGAAGCCATTATGTTGTTCCTTTAAATTTTGGGCCACGGCCTTTCATAACCGCACCACCATTGTTAAAAGCACGGACAGAGCCGCCTTTGGCTTTTTTTGCCATCTGCTTGTCCCTCTGCTTGGCAGAGGGCCTTGATTCTAAGGGGTGAGTTGTCTTGCCAGTTCTTGATTCAGCAATCATGTCTAACATCGAAGCGCGAAGCACTTCCCCCACTCTTTCTTTCTCGGTTGCTTTTGCGTCAGCCTCCATCCCTGCGGTAGGAAAAGCAGTAGGATTAGCCCGTGTTGTTTGAAAATAACTAGGCGGTCCGGGATCAAAGTCGCGTTCTTCCTCAATGACCCTTTCGCGTTCTGGGGCCCCAGGACGGTCAATGACCCTTTCGCGTTCTGCGGTCGTGGGAGGTGCCCCAGGTTTGTCGTCCCTAAATTCCTTAATAGGTGACTGACGAAGTTCCTTTCGTTCAGCCCCTTGGCCTCTGCGCTTTTTAGGTAATTCTCCAGGTTGCGCCATCTTCAATACTCCTTCGTTTTACGTTTAGCGGCGGACACTCTACGAGGCTTGCCCGCAGGTTGTCCAAGTTTATTCTTCTCACGTATCTTACTACGTTTTTCCGCCGCTGTCATTTCTTTAGACGTCTTAGGTGTTTTTGAACTCACCCTCTTACTTGGACGGCAATACGGAGTGCCGCGGCTCTCGCCCTTCTTGCGACCGCAAGGTTTGCCAGTCTTGACGTCTACCCAGCCCTCTTTGAACCAACGCTTGAGTGCCGCACCTTTTTTTGATTTGCGTACAGCCATCAGAAGGTTCTTGTTTCTTTGCGTCTATTTTCTGCAACTTCGCCACAGCCCAGGGCGATAAAGCCCCCGTCTTTTAACTTCTTTGTAACAGGACGTTTGCGCTTCTTAGAAGATTCGCCCCACTTTGACGCGCCCACCTTTCGACATTTTGCTATTGCTCCCGAGGCGTAGGCGCTTGGGAAAACCTTGTAACGTGCTTTTACTTTCTTGTAGCAAGCGTCTTTCGTCATTTGTTCTTCTCCGTGTTGGAGGCGTGGAAATCTGTTTGGACATCTGTGATCGGGATAAAGTCATACTTGGCCCTCCGTACTAAAAAGTCTTGCCACATAGGCTTTATCATATCGTGGTTCTCGTCAACTTTATACGACACCACCGCAACATTAGCGTTTAACTGATACACCTGTAACGATGCCCAGCCCAACAAAGCCAAGCCCAAGACCGAAAAAACATGTTGTATGTCAAACTTCATCCCGTCACCACATCTTACAGGACCAGTAACGGGCCGTCAGCTTGTCAAGTTTCTTTGTATCGCACCCGTGCCGTGCACGAAACGATTTGCGCCGTTTAGGGTTGGACTTCTTAATGGTCATATTGGCATCGCCAAACCTGATGATTTTTTCTTTACCTTTATCGCAAGCCTTTACAACGGACTTTTTACCGCCAGAAATCTGGCGCTTGGGTACGTTGCATTTCATCTTGGACTTGTCGATCTTAGCCATATCAAGCCACCCTAAAGTTTATGCGTGGTAGAACATCATCAAGTCAAACTGCGGGACAACGAATGTAACAAAGCAACCGTCTTTAAACAGTACACCCTCATCTGGCATAAACGGGTCGTCAGAAGCGTTGTCAGTTCCAATCGAGCGAAACTGGATTAGTTCTGTGCCTGTAACACCACCGTTCCGTAGGTTAGCTATTCCAGCGGTTCCGCCAGAATAAAAAGAAAACCCTTGCAAACGAGTGCGTCCTGCG